TAGCGCCTCCAGGTTGAAGCCTTTGACGTGGACCGGATGTGTACCACTCGTAATGTCCTTCCAGGACAGTCGGGGAGAGAGCATCCTGCTCACTGTGCGGATCATCAATGATAAGTAAGTCAGCACCACGTCCTGTAATCGCTCCACCGACGCCGGCAGCAAAATACTCGCCGCCATGGTTGGATTCCCATCGTCCTGCGGCCTTTGAATCGGTTGCAAGCGTAACATTCGGAAATACTTTCGAGTATTCATCAGATTCCAGTAAATTCTTTGTTTTACGTCCAAAACGGATGGATAATTCGCCCGTATGCGTTGTTTGGATCAGTTTTGATTTTGGGTGTCTACCCATATAAAAAGCAGGGAACAAATGCGACGCAAATTCGGATTTAGTGTGCCTTGGCGGCATATTTACGATTAATCGCTTCAATTCGCCGTTTGCAACGCGATTTAGCTTTTCAGCATAGACCTTGTGATGATGCCCTTGGACAAAATCAGGCCAAACCATCTTGACAAACTGTAAAAAGTCCTTTTGCCCCTTTTCTTGCTTCTCAACTAGGGCTTTTCGGAGAATCAACTTCAGAGTATTTGTATCTAAGCTTTCTAAATTAGAAATATTTTCCATTTTTTAAAAATTTTTTCCCTTTGATATTATAACGTTTTTGGGGGTGTTTGTCACCCTCAATCCTTGTTCGCCAAAATTCTAGGAGTCCCTTCTCCAAAAGGGGGGGTTGGGGGTCGAAATGGAGCTTGCTCCCACCTCCAGACTTTGGAGGAGTAAGCGGAGATTACATAGCGCGCGCAAGGCCCGGGCGCCTGCGACAAAGTGTCGCATGCGACATAATGCCCGGGCGACTTATCCACAGGTTTTTAACAACTAATTGCAATGAGCTATTGACACTAGATATAGTAGGCAAAGTTATCCACATTGTTGCAATAATACAACAAGACAATGATATTAATGTATGACATAAGTTAATTAGAAATAGAAAGGATAGTATGACTAAACAAGAATTTAAATCATCTGTTAAAGGTACTTTTTCTGTTCGTTGGTTAAAGAACGATGGAAGTGAAAGATACTTACATAGATGTATTCTAGGATTAAATAAAAAGGTTGATGGTCAACCTAAAGAACATAACGATTATGTTCTAGTTTATAAAATGGGTAATGGCTACGGAACTCAAAGACGTTGGGGTAATGTAAACCCTAATACTATTATTCAAATCAATGGAGTTGCTGTATGAAATTTAATGTAGTAACTGGAATATGGTCAATAGCATTAGTGCTATTGACTTTCCAATTATTCCTATTGGGTTATGATTGGGAATTTACAAACACACTCATATATAAATTTGTTCTTTTAATGAATGGATTTATGTTTGGTATGGTTATGTTTGATTGGAGTCGATAATGGCAAAAGATTTAATAACAATCAATAAAGTTGATGTTTCACCACTTCTCAAGGAAGTGGTGGAATATGCAAAAGACCAAAACGCAGTTGGCGATTTGGAAGCATTAATTAGCAAAGTTCCAATGAAGGATAGTCTGGATTGGAAGTTAATTAGTGGTGTATTATGTAATGCAATAATCGAATGGGTCGCAAAAGACACAAATAATAGAAAGGATTTAATAGTTCATTTGCAAAAAGAAGTAGGTTATTTGTTGCAAAGACTTGGTTTGACTATGTAATACTATCCTTTGACCATAGTCGATATAAGGGGGGATTTATCCCCCCTTTTTTTATGCCCATTACTCACAGTCCTGACGCCTCCACCTGCTTGCCCGGGCTGGACATCACAGATCTAGTTGTCTGTTAAGAGTTTCAGGAGTTTTGGACTGGAGTTTTCCCGGGCGTCCGCAGCGGGCAACCTGGGCTGTGGATAAGTCTGTGGATTGTGTGGATAAGAGTTTGGGAGTTTAAAGGGAAGAAGGCTTTAGGATATTAGAAGTTTCCCCATTACTCTCTAGGTTAATGCTCACTACTTCCCTTTAATTTGTGGGGCAAGAGCCGAATAACTCCGTTTATCTTGCCCCTATTGGCTGGGATATCACTAGGTAAACCGTTTTAACAGCCAAATCTTTTGCTCGCCTTTGTATCGTAATACGCAGACTAGATGTTTTTTTCCGTAACATTTAGGAACTTACCTTTAAACCTTTCGGAGAAATAGAAGATTCGTTTCTCAAGGGTATCAACTTCTATTTCTAATCCTACTATACTACGAATCCAAACAGAAATCAATGATTATCTCAGAAACTTGTGGGTAACTTCAGGAGGTTTTCCCGGGCAGCAGCTGGTCATCGCCAAGATCCACATCCCACAACAAAATGGCGGAAAACAAAGGAGTTTGGAGTTTCAAACGCCCGGGCGCGACCAGCGGGACATCCAACAGGTCCAAGAACCGAAGGACTGGGAGGCTGGAGCTTGGGAGTTTGGAGTTTCTAACGCAGCCAGAGCTGCAGCAGCAGGTAAATCAGGATGCACGCGACTGCAAATTTGGCAGGAACCAACAATAATAACAGGAAATTCAACAAATTCTAATTCTCTTTCTCTACCCTCATCTCTAATATAACCATCCTGGAAGCGTCTGTCAAGAGCCCGGGCGAAATATTTATCGCAGACTTCTGCCATTTCTCCGTGAAGGTTTTCCCGGGCGCGCCCGGTGCGACCCAGCTCACCAAAATAACCCCCAGAAATCCGTAGCATTTTAGTTCGGAGTTTGGGAGTTTGACCCTGAAATCAGTCCCCGGGCCCTGCGGGACATCCGGGCACTTATCCACAGGTTATCCCCTGCGTCATAATGACGCAGGAGTTTGGAGTTTGTGTCTAATGCTCTTGAGGTCTGAACAAGTCCTTGACTTGTTGCCCGAATCCCCTTTCTGCCTCTTCAGCCATATTTTCAGCTCGTTTCGCGTTGCGTGTCATCACGGGAACAACCCCATCATAATGATTCGCAATTCGTTTTAATACGTCGATCATCTCTTCTTGATTATCGGCGATTCTATTTAATGAATTGGTAATGCTCTCGTCTACTACCATAATATACTCTCTTTCTATTTATGTTCCTATTATAGCATAAAGTTATCCACAATGCAACAACTCATTTGGACTATTTTCCTGAAGCACTCCAACGCTGCCCGGGCCCCAGCTCCAGAATCCAGGATCCGAGATCCACGCCGATTGTTCAACTTTTCCAAGGAGTTTGGGAGTTTTCGTCAGGAGTTTTTCACCCGGGGCCCGCAGCCCCTGACGCTGGGCTCGTAGCTTCCAGAATAAAATGGCAGATTTTCAAGGAGTTTGGACAGGAGTTTTAACGCTGCGCGCCGGGCGCCCGGTGCGCTGGGACTTATCCACAGGTTATTCACAGTTTATTCACAATTAGGGAGTTTGGGAGTTTGAAATGACTTGACACAGATCGAGGTCCTCGAGCCGTCCATCATATAACCCGGGCACTTGGTCCACGGTCTTTTGGCCAAGATCCTTGATGCTTGCGCCTGAAAACAATTTGACATGGCCCTTGGCGAGCCCTCCAATAAGGATATAAACTGGTGCACCATGTATATAATGAATAGTATTCCACGCCTTTTGAAAGGTGGATAGAATACACTTTTTATTACACTGTATTACTTTCAACTCAAGCGTGAAGAATCCTGTAACATTGTGAAATATTAAGCAATCAGGAAAACCTGGAGTGACGTAGCTTTCAAGGCGTGAAACAATGTACCCATCACCAGCCTTCAAACATTTTTTTAAACTTTTCCAAAGCCTGGTTTCCGGCTTTACGGTCATACTTCGTCTTGTCTCTCACCACTCTTGGTCGATACTTCTGTGATGTCCTTAAGTCCTTCGCTATCGGATTTGGTTTTTTCCTGAACTTCAAGAACCACTCCTGTTTTTTCTTCTTTGAATTTTCCATCCAATCCTAACTCTTTTAATGATTTTAAAACGTCCTCACGGGACATACTATCAATACTGCCTGTTCTAATTTCTTTACGGTCAATGTACAGTCCGGCCGCTTGCCCTCGCAGGCGCTCAGCATTAACAGCAGCACTAAAAGACTTTTCCACCAATGACTTCTCACGCAGTCGTGCCAGCTCCTGGACATGTTTTTGCAGTTTAACTTCATGTGTCTTCTCCAATTCAGCTCTTCGTTTAAGTACAGCATCCACCACCTTAGGGAATCTCTTTCCATTCAACAGCTCTGATGCCGTCACGTTTGCTCGTTCCTCCTTATACCCAGCCTGTCTTGCGCATTCCGTTGGAGTCAACCGTCCTTCATTCTCTGCATAGATTTTAACAAACACGCGTTGCTTATCAGTGAGTCCATCACTCCTAATTGGGTGTTGTATGGCCCCTCCTGTCTGCCTTTTTTTAGCCACAATGGTGGCACCACTAGTGGCACCTCTCAGCCTTTCATCTACCATCGAATTCCCCGCTCTATAGTTGAGTTTTTGCTCATTTGTTTCATAATAAACAACAAAAGTTGCTTGCGTCGTTTAGAGTAGTGCCACCCTAGTGCCACCATATAAAGCATTGATATATATAAGTTAATCAGGATTTGTGGCACCATGGCACCATATCCCGGTCTTTTTAAAAATAAAAAAAACATTTTAGCAAAATCTCCACTAGTGGTGCCACATTATAGGATGAAAAGTGACCGATTTACGCCATTCCGTTTTCCTATCCAGTGGCGCCTCACCAATTGATGTATTAAAGCGTGAATATGCGCCTTGGATCTCGACCCACTCAGCTGTTTCAGCTCCTCATAGGATGGTGAGTATTCATTGGATTTAATAAAACCCTTAATAATATCATAAAGCTTCTTCTGCTTGGGTGTGAGCCCTGCTTTATCTTTTGTCTTCCATTCCTTTTGCGTTTGGATGTCCATAATAATCTTTCCTCACTTTGGCAACCATTTCACCGTGACCAATATCATTTGCCACTTCAGGCGTGATTGAATCATACAGTTCACGTTGCATCTTCTTTTCTTCAGCACTTAGTTTCTTAGGTTTGTAGTAGTTTTTCCCTAATCTAGCCCATGTTACACGAATTCCAACAGGAGGGCGAGTAATTAATACTCCGTGCTTGTTCTGGTGTGCCCCTGTCCACGTTCCAGGCGCCTCATACTTTTCAACCACATACTCATGGCACTCTTCCTGCGTCGCGAAGGAAACCTGTTCCTTGCTGAGCAGCTCTGCATCTTTCCACACGTTAATCTCGTATTTGTCCATAGCTTTTCTCTAGATATTCTATTTCCTTAACCCAACCTTTAGGTATAGTAATATATCTCCCTCCCTCCTTATCATCGTCTTTTTCTTCTTGCGGATCCATGCACCAGGATCCCATAATTGTAACTCGCTCATCATCGTTCCTTATCATCCAGCCAATATCAACACACGTTGCCAGCTTGGCATTGCGCATTTTAGAAAGAGGTATCCATCCCGTATCGCCGTCCATGGCGTCCATCCAGGTGATGCGGACCATCGGCCAGCAACCCGGATATTTACTCGAGGGTAAACTGCTCTTCTGTTCCTTCTCCGTTTCGTTCGAATTTTGCATTGTCCTCATCGTCTCTGTGTCTATGTCCTTCTGTTATTACATCCATGATCTGCGATTTTGTCTGAAGACGAACCTCATAATCCTGGAATACCACCACCCAAAAGCGTGCCTCACCACCCTGTGAAGTAGTAGCTTTGCCTGCCTTGAAGTTTTCCACCGTTTTGCGGAAACCCATGGATAACAGTTCTAGCAGTCTGGACTTAAACAATACACGATCGGACATATCCTCAAAACGAACGTACCATGAAGGCTTCTCCGTCAATCCTGTCTTTGGATTGATGGCGCCGTCCTCCACCTGAAACATATCTATGATCTTCAGTGTTGCCATTAGTTCATCGTATCCTTGCTATTCCAATTCACGGAGACTGAGGAATACTTGTCCTGAATCTCCTTCTCATCGAAGCCCTTCATAACTGAATTCTTTCGACGCTCCTGATAACCTTTGACAAAGTCATCAATTATCTCCATCATCATCATCGTTGGGAATTGAACCCCGTGCGCCCTGACATGACTTAGCTTGTCAAGGACTTCCTGGAAGTTGTCCCCCTCCTCCTCACTCTTGTGAAGAATCTCCTTAATCTTTTTTATTGCTTTTAATAATTCTTGCATTTTTTATTCGTATTCCTTTCTCATCTGCTGCCTTCTTAATGATATGCATCATTTCCTGTCCCGGTCCACGATGCATGCTCAACCCCATACGCACCAATGCGTCATAGTAGGGAATCCTTATCGCCACGCTCTTGTATTTCGTCGTGTCAACCATTCACTGCGTGTGGGTATGTTGGTTTAATGTAGGCCCCATTGCCTTGTTGCGCCACGGCGAAACTCACCCTCTCGCCACGCGTCCTGTAATTGTAAATGTAGTTGATGCGTTCCATGTACTGGGTTGCGCTGTTGCACTTGTACAGTTCACTTCTGCATTTTTCCAGTTGGCTGCGGAAATGCTCCTTGTTGAAACGGCCATCCCTCATCGCGATTATCAACGCCAAAATAAAGGAGCGGTCGTGGTAAAGAGGAGTATAGTCCTTGAGTGAAATGAAAAAATCAGCTTTTTCAACCGCATCCGCGAGATTTTTTATCTCAATTTTTCCTTTTTTAAAAACACCCATGGATGTTTCCTGCATTGGCCTGTTGCACAGAAGATCTATGTTGATCTGGAATGGAAAATTATATCTTTTCTTGAACCAGTCAAATGTGTGATAGGGACCAGTCTCATCTTCCTCCGTGGTCATGAAGGAATGAAGATAGTCATTCATACTCCACGGCCTCACGGTTTCATTGATTGTTCTGATCTGGTCCACCGTAATGTCCGCGTCATCCTCTCCAATGATATAGTGAATGGGATATCCACATTCCTTGGCCGCCATAACGCGGTGCTGTCCGTCCTTCACCACCAGGCATGGAAAAATAACATTTCTTTCCACCACCAGTATGGGCACGGGAAGGTAAACCTCCCTCATTGATTGCACGAGCTTATCCACGTGCTTTTGGTTGATTGGCCTGTTCTCCTTTAGGAATTTGAACTGGTCATAGTCAGTTGTTGTATAAATCTTAGTATTCATTTCATGTCCTTTCTAAATACTATTTCTTCCACGAAAAGAACTTTCCTTCCGCAGCAATCCACACGCACACTAACGCGCGCGAGGAAACTCTTTAATGTAATTTTTTTATGCATTAACTCCTTTAACTG